TAACTGTTGACCAGATGTTTGAAATTATAGGCAAAAAAGCAAAATCTATACCACAGATTATGGATGATGATGATTTGATAGGTGGTTATACTGATTTAAGAGAATACTTAATAAATGAAGGTAGGATTAACTTTCGTGGAGAAGTAGTGGATAACCATTAAATAAAACTTGGTGGACCAATGGAGGACGGACAAATATGACACAGCGACAGCAATACTATCTGACGGAAACTGTTAAAAACGAGGGTTTTTATGACCGCTAAAGTGTATGCTTTTCCGTCTGGTAAATTATTGCCTGCAGCTAAAAATAGTGATGTTCAAAATATCCAAAACAAAATTAGGATAGACCAAACTAAAAAAGCAGCTGATGCTTTATCAGATGATATAATTATTAGGTTGATAACTGAATTACAGCAAGAAGGTATGGATATAGGTAAGTTGGATACTGATAAGAGTAGTAAAACATTTTTAGATGTAGGTATTTTTTTAGAATGCTTCCGTGCTTTGATTTATAAAGAATTAAATTTAACACATCCTTTTCATAATGTTACAAATGCATTAATGTATACGGAAGAAAGTAAGGGTAAAAAATATTCTGTGATAAATTATAGAGGTAAAAAGATAGTAAATAGAGAGACCGCTACAGTTGAGGTCGAATTTGATGATGGTATATTAAATGATACTGATTGATTATTCACAGATAGCAATAAGTAATATTGCTGTACAATTAGCAATGAGTAAAGGTAAGAATGTCTTATCTATACCTATGGTACGGCATATGATATTAAATTCAATCAGAAGACTTGTCCATCAGTTTAGGCAAGAATATTCTGGTGATGTTATTTTATGCATTGATGGTCCTTATTCTTGGAGGTGTGATTTATTTGAACATTATAAAGTGAAGCGTAGAGAAGGTAGGGACGATAGCTCAACTGATTGGGAAGAAGTTTTTGGACTCATTAATACAATCAAAGAAGAAATACGAGAGAATTTTCCTTATAAAGTTGTACAATTAGATACTGTTGAAGCAGATGATATTATTGCTGTCATATGTAAAAAACAACATAGAAAAGAAAAAATTATTATAATTTCAGGTGATAAAGATTTTCAGCAATTACAGAAATATGGGAATATTGTTCAATATTCTCCTATCCAAAAAAAGTATATAGAAACAGAAAATCCACAAGAATTTACTTGGGAACATATTTTACGAGGTGATCCATCTGATAGTATTCCTAATTACCTATCTCCAGATGATACTTTTGTAAATAAAATAAAACAAAAACCTATAATGAAAAGAAAATTACAAAGTTGGATTGATATTTTAATGAAAGGTGAGGATCCAAAATCTTTTTGTAATGAATATCATTTAAGAAATTTTCAAAGAAATCAACGATTAATAGATTTTGATTATATTCCAGACAAGTTGGAAAATGATATATATAATGAATATAAGAATGCTACGGCACAAGGTCGTAGTAATATCTTGCCATATTTAATAAACAATGATTTGAAAGAACTCATTGGTAGAATAGAGGAGTTTTAACATGGTTGACAATTACGCTTTATCTTATCACGAAATATTAACAAAGGTTAATAATGCGAAAGATAAACCAAAAAAATTAGAAGTATTAAGACGATATGACACTAAAGAATTACGAAGTTTTTTAAAGGGTGCATTTGACCCAAACCTTGTGTGGTTATTACCAGAAGGTAAACCACCATATACACCAAATGATGCTCCAATAGGCACAGAGCATACTTGGTTGAAACAAGAAGTTAAAAGAATGTTCCATTTTTTGCAAGGAGGTAATACAGAATTATCTCAAAGTAAAAGGGATAATATGTTTATTCAAATGCTAGAAGGATTATCCGCTGAAGAAGCAGACTTATTAATTAAAGCTAAAGATAAAGCATTAAATAAAGAGTATAAAGGTCTTACAGGAAATTTAGTTAAGGAAGCATTTGATTGGGACGATAGCTTTATGCGAAAAAATTCCACTATTCATTAGGATAAAATATGCCAGATGAAGCAGGAAGATTTACAGCAGAACATACTGTAATGGATAAAAATTTAGAGATAAGAGAACAAACACATCTATTAGAAGTGAGAGATAAACGGATAGATGATTTATTAAAAGAAAACCAACATTTAGAATTGGATAATAAGGAATTAAGAGTCCAATTGGACAACTGTCAGCGATGTAAAGCTTCTGATGGAGATGTTGATTATGCTGGTGAGGATGATATAGAGTTTCAATTTAAGCATCCTGATTTGTTTAAAATGTGAGAACAAAATGAGAACACCACTATTTTGTTGCAAAAATACAACAAAATTAATTTATAAGTCATTGATATATAAGGGTTTTAATTTCAATATATGCTCATTTTTTGCTTGACTTTAGCTGATTTTTAGTGTATTGTATAAGAATAATAACAAAAAGGTTTATATTATGAAAATTGAAAAAGCACAAATCATCAAATCCTTGATGAATGTACAAAAAAATCCACATACTAATAATATCATTAATTCTCAAATTGATGTAGTTATTAATCAATTAATCCAAACTGATTCAATTGAATGTGTATTTTCAAAACAATCTTACCTACGAAGTAATTTAGAGAATAAAGTTGTATTGTCACCTGAAACTGACTTTGGATTTTATCACTTTATAAAAGAAACACCAACAGATGAATTTGGTGAACCTATGGATAATGACCAAATACCTGCTTCAGAAGGAGTATCAATATAATGAGTATAATTATAATGAACAATAACACCATTATGAAAAATGGTGTTGTTTTTAAAGTACCAGGTCAAGAACCAGGACCTGCGAAAGTTTTACCTAACGGAAAAACTGTAATGGTTGATACAAGTAACCATATTGATAAAAATGGTAATGTTTGTGGTTGGGGTTGTCCAGGTGCAGATATAGAAGACGGTCCTCTTTCAGTAGAGGAAGTAATTGATAACATTAAAGAGGAGAGTTTATAATGAAAGTCAAAAATTGGGCGTGGGATTGCGCTGAAAAAGAATTTGGTAGTATTACTGGATTTGTTGCAAGTGGTGACCTTGATAAGGAAACTGCTGTAGAAACTTTAAAAAACGCTAATGAAAATTGGGGTTTACTTGGTTTTAATTGCTTCGAGGAAATCGAAGAATATGTTGATAACATAGTTGTAAAGGGGGTTTGCAATGGGTAAATATGCTTGGGAAGAAATTTTAGAGCGATATGTAAATGAACGCTCAAACGAAGTTTCCCTTTATAAAAATATACCAATAACTGCTTTAAAAATAATTAAAGAAAATTGTCGTGGTATGTTTAGATATCGTTATCGTGGTCCTAGTAATCCAAATTACAACAGACCACAATCATATTGCTTGATGAAAGAAGCAATAACATTTTCACTTTATAGGATATAATTATGATTGAACAAATTTTATTAGGATTTATTTTAGCTGTATTGATTTTTATTGCAGTAATGGTTTATGCATTAGGTGAACAAATTGCTGAAAGTATTAAAAAATGATTAAAGATAGACCACACCATTATTGCATTATGCAAGTTGGAGATAATCCAAAAATTATTGAAATACAAGGACTTACTTGGTTTGAAACAGCTGATTTAGCATATCAATATTGGGGATTTATGAATGATGAATTCCAAAAGAAAATTGGTGCTATATCAGTAATTAGTGAAGAAGATTTACCGTATCATTTCAATTGCGGTTCAGAATATATTAAAGCAAAACTAACAGGTACTAGGTTACTGAAATCTAAAGAACCTGTTGGTGTTAGGGTAACAAACGACCAAGAAGTTATAAAAAATTATTAAGAAGGGGAAAATTATGGACATTTTATTATGCATTGCAGTTATAGTCTTTTGTGTGGTAGCAGGAGTTTATATAATCAGTAGTAAATGAAGAAAAAATTTAATAAACGAAGAAAATTAGATAGGTTAGCAGAAAATTATTTTAAGAGGAAACCATATAGGACAACCTTAGCGGATTGTGAGTTATGGTTTGATATACTAAATAATATTATATTCAAACGAAGTTTACCTGCATTTGATAGTATTACTATAAGAAGAATGAGGTCAGCAGTAGGACAAGTTATTATAACAGACAAGGAGAAAAAAGTTGAATGTCATTTGGAGATGAATACATCAATGAAGAATTTTCAAACTTTTTTAGAAGTATTGGGACATGAAATGGTCCATTTATGGCAATATACTAAATTATCAGATAGTACTTGTAATCACAATATAGAATTTTATAAATGGAAAAGAGTATTTGGCCAAAATGGATTAAGATTAACTTTAACAATAGATAACGAACCAACAAGGATAGATTAATATGTGCGATATAAAATACCATTTATGGTCCGTTAGTGAAGCGGTTATCACTCCACCCTGTCACGGTGGCATCAGCGGTTCAATTCCGCTACGGACCGCCAAAATATGAAATATCTAACAACAATTTTAATTATATTAGGACTAATACTTTTTGCCTGTAATAGGGAAGGACCTTGCACGGATGATGGTTGTCCTTCTTGGCATGAAAATCAAAATCAATTTGGTGTAGATGAATTAACTATACCACCTGATTTGGACCAAAATATAGAAACTATAGGTGAAATTATTGAAGATATAGAAATCACACCTATTGTTTATACAGATACAAAAGATGAGTTTGTTTATTCTTTGAATCATTGTATTACATATTTGTATCAATTTGTACCAGAAGAAAAACAAATACCAAGAGAATTAATTATTGCTCAAGCAGCATTAGAAACAGGTTGGGGTGAAAGTAGATTTGCTAATGAAGGAAACAATCTATTTGGTATCAGAACTTGGGATAAAAATGAACCACATTTATTACCTATACCGTGGACAAAATGGCCTGGTTGGGGTGTGAAAGTATTTGAAACAAAATGTCAAAGTGTTGCTGCTTACATTGATATAATAAATGAAGTTTATGCTTATGAAGAATTTAGGAAAGTAAGAAAAGAAGGTGGTACTGTTTTTGAAATGGTAAATACCTTAACCAAATATGCGAGTAAAGAAAATTATACAGATTTGGTTAAAGATGTAATCAAACATAACATAAGGGGAGTTTATAAATTATAAAATGAATGTGATTGATTTATTTTGGAGAAGGGTTGACAGTTTAGAAAAACAAATTGAAAAAACTACAGACACATTATGGAAAGCGATGTGGAAAGATAAGTTAATTGAATTGATGAAAAATGTACCAGACAGAAGGATGATTAATTAAAATGAAACAAATAATAATAACATCTATAAATTCAGCAGTACAAAAAAGAGCAGATGTTTTATCTAAATCAGATAAACATATAAGAGTTGCATTAGCAGAAACTACTATTATTATAGATTTACATAGAACAGATTTAAGAAGACCATATATAGGTCGTTTATCAGGATTAGATTTTGAATATGATCCAAAAGGAAAAAATGATTAAAGATAAAATTATAAAATGGATTAAAGATTATGCTATCAAACATAATAAGACCACTTTAGTTGTAGGTGTTTCAGGTGGTATAGATAGTGCTGTAACAAGTGCTCTATGTGCTGAAACAGGTCTTAAAACTATGCCTGTTGTAATGTCCATTAAGAGTAGAGATATAGTGGCATTAGACCAAATGTGGTGGTTAGAAGATAATTATCCAAACATAAGTCGTAGAATAATTAATTTAGAAAAGATATTCCACGAGTTTGTTAATGCTTCAAAATATTTAGGTGCAGATAGTGAATTAGGATTTGCCAATTCAAGGTCCAGATTACGAATGGTTATGTTGTATCAAATTGCTCAATCTAATAATGGTTTAGTTGTTGGTACAGGAAATAAAGTAGAGGATTTTGGTGTAGGATTTTATACGAAGTATGGTGATGGTGGTGTAGATATATCACCTATTGCAGATTTATATAAAAGTGAAGTTTATGCTTTAGGTACTCATTTAAAAATTTTAGGTCATATTATGAGAGCACCACCAACAGATGGATTATGGGAAGATGGTAGAACAGATGAAGACCAATTAGGATTAACATATGCTCAATTGGAAGACGCTATGAGGTTAGATGAAATGAATGCTATTGTCACTAATCCAAAAAAACAAAAAATTTTAAAAAGGTTTCAAGAATTGAAAGCAGCGAATTTACATAAAATGGTACCAATACCTGTTTGGAGGAAAGATGATATTTAAAATTACAGTTGTTATATTGTTATTACTTATTTTATTAAGTACTTGCGGACCATAATGGGTGACTTTCAACAATGGTAGTGACATGCCCGAAATGCGGAACTGGAATTAACAGAAAAGAATGGGACGAAGTGAAGAATAAATGGAAAGAGGTTGAAGAAGAAGGTGTTAGACGAGGAAGAGAAACAGCAGAATATCTTAAAAGTCAAGGATGGATGGGTGGAAAGAAAGACAAAGAATGCCAACATATAGATTTAGAAGAAAAAACGGAAAAGAATTTGAAATAGTAATGATGATTGCTGAATTGGATGAATATAGAGAGAAACATCCTAATCTTGAATTATGTATACCATCAACACTAAATATTGTATCAAGTGTTGGAACTATTGATGGTAAAACAGATAGTGGTTGGAAAGACCAATTGAGTAGAATTGCAGAAAAACATCCAGAAAGTCCTTTAGGACAACGATATGGACAACGAAGTAATAAGGATATAAAGACAAAAGAAGTGGTAAAGAAACACAGAAAAATAAATAAAGGTAGGTAGATGACAGCACCAGGTAGGGATATTTGTTATCTTTCCCGAGTTAGTAAGCTGAGTTATCGCCCAAAAATATTATGGATAAAGAAAAATTAAATATATCGAGTAAAGAATTGGTTGTGATTAAGCCAATTACTGACAATCAAAAAGAAGCATTTAAATCTTATGAAGCAAATAAGAATTTGTTTTTATATGGTGTTGCAGGTACAGGTAAAACATTTATTGCTTTGTATCTTGCTTTAAAAAATGCATTAGATACAAAATCACCACAGAAAAAAGTATATATTGTCCGTTCATTATTGCCAACAGGTGATACAGGTTTTTTTCCTGGTGATGAACAAGATAAAGCATATCTATATCAAGTACCATACAAGAATATGGTACGATTTATGTTTAAACGACCTTCTGATGAGGAGTTTAATAGGTTATATACAGATTTACAGAAACAAGGCACAATAGAATTTTTATCCACAAGTTTTTTACGGGGCATTACAATAGATGATGGTATTATCATTGTTGATGAATGCCAAAATTTAAATTTCCATGAATTAGATACCATTATGACCAGAATAGGTCAGAACACCAGAATTATATTTGCTGGTGATGTACAACAAACAGATTTAGTTAATACCAATGATAGAAATGGTATATTAAATTTTGTTAATATTATGCAAGTTATGAAAGATGTAGATTGTATAGAATTTAATTTAAATGATATTGTAAGAAGTGGTCTTATAAAATCATATTTAATAGATAAAATAAAATTAGGATTGCATTATGACGGATAATTTTGAAAAATGTTTAGGAATAATATTGAAACACGAAGGCGGTTTTGTTAATCATCCAAAAGATCCAGGTGGTATTACAAATTTGGGCGTAACAAGAAATACTTATGAAGATTGGTTAGATGAAGATGTAACTGTAGAAGATATGAAAGCATTAACACAAGAGGATGTAGAACCTATCTATGCAGAAAATTATTGAGACAAATGTAAATGTGATGATATGCCAGAAGGATTGGATTTATGTGTATTTGATTTTGCTGTAAATGCAGGACCAGGTCGTGCTGCTAAATACTTGCGGACAATGATTGGTACTATAGCAGATGGTGGGA